TCTATTATTAACTTGTACTGAATCTGCGCCGGTTGCAATCAATCCACCTGCATGATCTATATTAATTCGACCTACGCCTTTCTTTGCCATACTATAAGCCGCCTTTTATCTTAGCCCATAGAGATTGAGCAGACGAGCTAATTTGCGCACCGATAGTATCGATAGAGTCTGATATCCATTTGGCCACAGTTTTGTATGCATTAGATCCTGTTATCCAAGTTCCCACTTCGGCAACACTACTGCTAACAAATCCAATTGCTAATCCAGAAGCTCTAGAAGCTGATTGTATTAAGTTACCGTTTATTATAGCAGTTTTGAATTGGTCGTCTAGCGGTTTCATAACTGGCTTATCGGGTGAGGCCGCCTGATAAAAATTATTAATTTCTATTTGACTTGCGGCAGCTATTGTTAATGTTGCACCGTGTGTAGATTTAGTAGTGGCAACACTTCCAGTTGCGATATTAAGGTCGCTTAAAAACTTTGCTATTTCTTTTTTCCTATCAGCCATGCTTGCTAGACTGTCATTAACTCCAGACAATACTCCAGCTATAGTTAATGGGGTTACACCGTTTCCTAATTGTAGCATTAAACTGGCAATCAATGAAGATAACACCAAAGCCTCAGCTTCAATTCTAGCGGCATAATCGTTAGTAACGGTAACTTGAACTGGAACAAACGGAGGCAACGGCCCAATTGAATAAGGTTGATTACTTGTACCGGGTTGTGGACTAGCAACAAAAACTTGTTTTTGACCGTAAGCCATTATGCAGAAGATCCGCCCTTGGCTTTGGCAAACAGTGATGATACACTAGGTGGCAACACTCCAAGAATTGAGTCAGCGGCATCAGATAACCAACCTGCAACGGTAGTATATGCTTTAGTCCCGGCAATCCAAGTACCTAGCGCCGCTGTATTAGTTGTGATATAGTCTGTGACTATGCCACCTACAACTGCGGCTTGGTTAAGTGATATGCCATTGATCACGCTGGTTTTTATTTGTGCAGGTAGTGTAGGCAGTACTGGCTCAGGCAAGTCTGCACGTTTTAATGCGTCCAGTGTGGCCTGCTTTTGAAAGTTATTCTGCTCAATCTGACTTGCGGCGGCCATTGCTGTTACCGCAGTTAGCGACGATTGTGCGACTGCTACTGATCCTGTGGAAACATTAAGATCGCTAAGTTTTTTAGCAATCAATTTATCAGCATCGGCAATATTAGCAAGACTACTGTTAATACCAGATAAAATAGCAAGTAGTGTGCCGGGTGCTTCAGTGTTACCAATTTGCAAAATAATAGAATTAAAAGCAGCCTGTTGTGCTAGTGTTTGGTTAAAGATAGCAACGGCTGCATCGTCGGTTACTGTAGCCGTTCCAGGCCCTGTCATGGTTACTACACTTGGCATGTCATATCTCCTAAATTAATATTTATATCAGCTTAATGCCCGATGTTGATTCGATAAATTGTTTAGCGAATTGCTTGTCAGTTGCTTCTGCTACTGTAACTGTGGATTTTGACAATTTAACTTCTTTGTCTGGATGTACTGTAAACAAGTAAGGCATTAAGCCCGGGCCCTTTTCGCCCATACCAATAACCATTGGACGGCTTAGTTTATAATAAAGAGCACCATCTTCTATTAGTTTAGCAACTAGCTCTTCACCGCTTGTTAGTTTAAAGGTGACTACTTCACCTTCGCATACGCCTTTGTCAATTAACATGTTTATCCTTTGAGTGTGTTAAAAAATTCTTCGTCTTTGCCAGCTAGGCCTTGATAGCCTCCTGGTAGGAGAACGCCGTCCTTGAAAATCTGTGGAACGCTACGCAACCCTTGCTCCGTTAGGAACTCACGTGCGCTTGGTTCGTCTTCCATTTTAATAACTTTAAATGGAATTTCTTTGCTTTCTAATAATGCCATTGCTCTATCGCAAAATGGGCAATTATTTTTACTGTAAACTGTAATCATATTTCTCTCTTATAATGCTGGTAACTCATTGTAGTCAATAGCATCACCCATGACTCCAATAACGTAATTGGTTGATTCACTTTCCTGTAGTGCAGTTTGTTTCTTGCTGGTATCAACGTGTTTGTTGAACCAAGGAATAGGAGTTGACTTTGGAGCAGGGTTATTGTATTTGATGCCAATATCTTTAAGTGCGCCCACTGCTGTATAGTCCACAAAGTCTTTTAAAATATTAGCATTCAAACCAATCACTGGTCCTTTGTTAAACAAATAAGTTGCCCAGTCCTTCTCTTCACGAATGACATCCATGTACAATGCATATACTTCTGCTTGACATTCGTCTCGAGCTTCAGCGAACCTGGGGTCTTCTTTAACCACTTGATTGATCAAGTAAGCAGTCCAGCCCTTGTGTAGCAGTTCGTCTTGTAGAATCAAACTGATAATATTGCCATTACCGATAAAGATTTTATTCTCTACCATGGCCAAACTTGTAGCAAAGCTAACCATAAAGCGGAACGCTTCTAGAGCATAACTGGCGTGAAGTGCCAGGTAGATTGCTTTAACATGTTCTTTTTCAGTAACTGCTTCGCCTAGTTGTTTACGACAGTTGACCATATGTAATGCTTCGTAGTAGTTGCCAACGCTTGAAGCCATTTCTACAATTTCTTTAGTGTCATGGATTGTATTAAACACATCCTTAGGTACATTGTAGATGTTACGGATAATGTGGCTATAACTCTTGCTGTGAATGTTAGTTTCAAAGAACGTCCAGTTATAAACTAATGCTTCTAGTTCAGGCAAGCTAATTACTGGCATAAAGATTTGGCTTGGGCCACGTCCCTGTAAACTATCTAATGCGGTCTGGCGTAGCAAGTTGCTAGTAAAGATGTGCTTGACCGCATCACTGGCATCCTTAAAGTCATTTGAATCTTTCGTTAGGCTAATATCTTCTGGTTGCCAAAAGAAACCACGTGCCGTTGCTTCAAAATCTGCGATCTTTTTATACTTGACTTCTTCGAATCGTTGTATGGTTACTGGACCTGCAGGATCCAGAAACATTTTGCGATTAAGATAGTCTGTCTTTGTTGTTAAATTATATTGTTGTTTACTCATTTTAATATTTTCCTGATGCAAGTACTATCTTGCAAATGTGTTCTAATCTTTCTATGTGCTCATAGGCACGCCAAGGAGTGTTACCAATGGCTACTACACCGTGTCCTTTGATTCCTACTATATCAAACTTGATGTTACCTTCGCGGTCAAGTCCCAAGTTACGATGACACGCTTCGCCCAATTCTTCACTGATCGGAGCAACGTCTCCCACATTAGATGCTACTTTAGTATAACGATTAAGTTCGGGAAAACTATCACTGACAGTGCCCAAGTCGATGCCGGCATGCATGGCCGCAATGCAGTAAGTTGGATGAACGTGTACAACTACCCGCACATCGTCTTTGTGCTGTCCTAATTCTTTCTGTAGTCCAAAATGCAAAGGCATCTCACCACTAGGTTCCAAGTTGCCTGATAAGTCTGTTTGTTCAATGACTTCCCAATTATAGTTAAAAGCACCATTGCCAACACCACTGTTAATTGTTCTCCAGATTTTAATCTTCTTGAACATCTCTGGTTGCATCTGTTGTTTACGCACACCACTTGGTGTTACATAAAAATGATCACGGTCATGATGGCGTATAGAAATGTTACCATCTCTACTAGTAATCCAATTACGCTTGTAAGCGTCTACTAAAATATCACAACAAGTTTCTAACATTATTATCCCTATACTCTAAAACTTTCACCACAGCCGCAACGGTCACGCTCGTTAGGATTGACAAAATCAAAGCCTTCATTAAGTCCATTACGTACCCAATCCATAGTCAACCCGTCTAGATAGGCTAGACTTTTGGCATCTACTAGCACAACAAACCCGTCGTGTGCAAAATTAGTCACTCCTACTTCGGCTTCGTAACTATCTACATATTCTAACACATAAGCTAATCCAGAGCAACCGGTAGTTTTCACACCAATCCTAATACCAACGCCCTTACCACGTTTAGCTAATGTTTGTTTAATTCGGTTACTGGCTGTGTCGGTTACGGTAATCATTCACTGCCGCCTTGATAGCATCTTCTGCCAATATACTACAATGTATTTTAACCGGAGGAAGAGCCAGTTCTTCTGCTATTTCTTTGTTTTTGATTGTTCCGGCTTCGTCGAGGGTTTTTCCCTTGAGCCATTCTGTAACGAGGCTCGAACTCGCGATAGCCGATCCGCAGCCATACGTTTTAAATTTTGCATCTGTAATAATACCTGTATCATCGTCTACCTTTATCTGTAGTTTCATTACATCACCGCAAGCAGGGGCGCCTACCATGCCTGTGCCTACGGTAGGATCATCTTTAGCAAATGAGCCTACATTTCTTGGATTTTCATAATGGTCAATAACTTTTTCGGAATAACTCATAGTTTACATGCCTCACAGTCGTCTTCTAAATCTTCATAATGAAATCCGTTTACTTGAACTCCATTTATATGTGTTTGTTCGGGTGTTGGTTCTGCAATTGCCTTACTACCTTGCTTGTTAATCAAACTATAGTAGAATGTTTTCAATCCCCACATGTGTGC